AGAATTGCCGGGCTCACAGGAGCGAACGCAGATGATGCGCGGCGCAATGTCAGCCCATTTGAACGGTCAAACAGCTGGGTTAAAGAAATCACGGGCAACAAGGCACTCGCTGCCGATGTGTATGGATCTCAAGCGAGAGCATCCGAGATGATCCCCGCAGTCGAGCCGACTTCTGAAAACAATACCGGCATCACCTTCAACGGGCAGACTGCGAAGATTGTCGGTATCCAGGATGGCAAGGTCCGGATCGAACAGGCTGGAAGAGTACAGACGGTAGAGGCCGATGCACTGGAAGGCATGAGCGAAGACTACGGGCAGATGGTCCAGGCTGCCACACAACGGGCGGATGGAAACGAGATGCTGCGGGCCTATCATTCTGATCAGAGTCCGGCGGCGTACATGTCGGCATGGAATTATGCTGTAGATATTTACGGTGCTCAGACGAAGGCAACGATTGAGCAGGCCAGGAAAAGCCCGCTTCTTTCCACGCTGACCGACGCTCAGCTCGACCTTGCGCTCGCAATCGGACGCCAGTACGCCTTGCAAGCCGCGCAGACGGCGCAGAGACGCGCGGACGCCTACCGGGAGATCCGTAAACAGGCCAAGAAGACCGAAGCGAAAAAAGGAGCTGTGACGCGTCAGAAGGGCACAGTCAGTTATAAGGGCGGAACCTTCAACGGAGAGACATACAGGGGCGTCGATCGCTCGAAGCTGTCTCGCTCGCAGAAAAAGAACGTGGCCATGATCGAACGGCTGGCCGACGTGCTGCACTATGACTTTGTTGTCTATGAGGGCGAGCCAAATTCCGGTGGTGTATATTTGTCGGGCGGCACGATTCTTGTCAACATCCACGCCGGTGAACTGTCCGGAAAGACGCTGACAGCCGCCTCGCTGTCTCATGAGCTTACGCACTCCTTCAAGGAGAGATCCCCAGCCGAGTATGAGCAGCTGAAAGACTTCATCGTTTCGCACATTCTGGAGAAGAGCCCCGCACAGTTCGAGAAACTTGTGCAGCAGCAGATGGATCTCAACGCCGAGCTTGACCACGAGGGCGCTGTCGACGAGCTTGTCGCGAACGCCTGTCAGACTATGCTCCGCGACAGCAAGGCCATCACGCAGCTCGCCCGGCAGAACATGACGCTCGCCGAGAAGATCGCGGACGTGATCGAAGAGGTCTCCACGAAGATCAAGGAAGCCTTCGAAAGCGTGGATCTCCGTGACGATCTCGAGGTCTACGACGCCGCGCGCGCGATCGAGGACGCCTATGATGAGGTGCTTGAGCTTTGGGATAAGGCTCTCACCGAGGCTACGGAGAACGACCACGCTGAGAACGTAACGGGAATGAAAAACCCCGCTCCGAAGAGCGAGGTGAAAATGACGTGGGCAGGTCAAACCTTGCAGGAATACGAAGCCGAATCTGCGGTTAGAAATGCACTGGATCATAAAGACAGCGGTGACGATAACCTCATAAAGGTCGGTCGTATGCCTAAATCTATCCGCGATCTTTCCGGTATCGACGGGGATTTCTACGTTTTCCGAAACCATCTCTATGAAAATAATAAATCAGAAAAAGAAGCAAGAAAAGAAAACCGGTACAGCAAAGACGCGCATTATCATGCCATCGGGGAGCAAGCGGCTATCGATGCCATTATGGCGCTCGAAAACCCCGCTCTTGTGATTGACGACAGCGAGGGCAAGGAAAACCCGCAGATTGTAATGGTCTTGCCTGTTACAGGTAAGATGGGAACACCGCTGGTTGCTGCAATCGGTTTCTATGAAAACGAACCGATAAACGGGAAACTGTCGAGACGGCCGCATATCACGCTGAGTATCTATGAGAAACTTGAAGGAGTGAAAAATAGAAATGGCGAGACCTATAAGAGCCTCGCTGAATTCGTAGATGATGCGGTTGAAAACGGAAAGGTCATCGGCTATAACAAAGAAATAAGCGACGGCCTGCCAGTGATCGCCAAGCGCTCGAGGCTTGGAAATATAACAGAGTCATCGCTCAATAACAATCTATCACAGTTCCGCAAGAATGTCAATGATTTCAAGAAGAAGAACAAAATCAACTATCAGAAGTTCGGTATCGGTGAGACAGCAGAGGAGAGAGAGGCGAGGCGTGAGAGCATTTCCAATCTCAAATCTGAGAACAGCATCCTCCGGGCACGGGCGAAATACTGGCGCGATCAGACGCGGCAGACAAAGGAGCGCACCGTGCGGCAGCAGGACACCGACCGCATGGCCAACGATCTCCTCCGCGAGTATGAGAGCCGGACAGACAAGGCCGAGATCAAGAGCGATCTGAAAGCGCTGGGTGATTATCTTGTACAGTCGGAAGAACTGGACTATGAAGAACTGCACGACCGGGCGGAAGACATTGCCGATCGGATCATTGACGGCAACTATACGCTGATCGACGACAGCAACAAGGATAATCTGGACCGACTGAAAGATTTCTTGAAGGATACGGCCATGAACCTGTCGGCGTCAGATTTTCGTGACACCGGGGATGAGGGATTTCGAAAACGCTACGGCCGGTACTTCACCATTCGGGAGAACGGGCGGACGATCGACAGTGCATGGGGAGAACTGGCCGGCATGTTCGGCGAGGGTCTTTTCCCGGAAGATACATATGCTCCCGGGGACATGCTGCGCATGATCGGAGACTATCTCGATCTGTGGCGTCCGCAGTACGGCAATATCTTCGAGAACGCCCGCGGTGAAGCTGTGGATGCCGTGACGAATGAGATCATCGATCGTGTCCTCTCCGAGGACGTACGGCAGACGCCGGCAACCTATGCGGACAAGGCACAGCAGAAACTGAACGCGCAGATCGCAAAGGACAAGGAAAAGCTCGACACACTGCGCGCACAGAAGAATACTCGCATCGAAGAGATCAAGCGCGAGGCAGCGGAGAAGAACCGTCAGATCCGGCTTGCCGAGAAGGCCATGAAGTACGAAGCGGTCGACAAGGTCAAGCAGCATTATCGGGATATGATGCAGCGGCAGAGAGGGAAACGGTCAGATACGGCACTGCGCGGCAAAATCAAGAAACTGCACAAGGAACTTTCGGACATGCTTATCCGGCCGATGGAGAAACGCTATGTGCCCCGTGAGTTGGTCAAGGCCACGGCGGAGATCCTGGACGCGATCGACACTACCTCCGGCCGGGCGGTCAAGGCAAAGGCAGCGCTTGCTGAGATGAAGGTGCGATATGAATCGCTGGCGAAAGATGATCACTATGCGCTGGTCTATGACGAGACTGTTGGTGGCATGATTCAGGAGCTTGCTGAGAACATCGGCGATGGCAGCATCTACGACCTCACCGGCCGTAAGCTGGAGGGCGTGTACAATACACTCAAGGCGCTCAAGCATACGATCCAGACGGCGAACAAACTGGTCGGCGCGCAGATCGAGGCGGACGCTTTCGAGGCAGCAAACCAGATGATGCGCGAGACCGAGAACGCGAAGGGCATCCCGACGAAGGCGCTGCGAAAGTTCGTGATGGCACAGATGACACCGGCATCCTTCTTCCGCATGGCCGGCGGCTACGTGAAGAACTCCATGTGGGAGCAGATGTTTGGCATGCTCAACCAGGGGCAACTCACGCAGACGCAGGTGCTGATGGAAGGCGGGCAGATTTTCCGCGAGCTGATCGATGACAAGAAGAATCTCGACACGCTGCACGATCAGAAAAACCTGGTGGACATCGGCCTCAAGGACGACCTTGGCAACAGCATCAAGATCACACGAGGCATGATGCTCTCCGTGTACATGCACCTGCAGAACGAGCAGAACGCGCGGCATATCTCCTACGGCGGGCTGACGGTTCCGAGACTCAAGCAGTATTACAAGAACCAGATGGCCGACGCCTTCAACGGCAAGACCGGACGTGCGGTGGCGTTTGCCACGGAGATCGCCAAACTGAACCGGCAGCTCTCGGAGGCGGAGACCGAGCAGGAGCGAGAAGAGATCCAGGCAAAGATCGCCGAGCTGCAGGATCAGACCGACGCGTACATGAGCAACCTCCGCGCACAGATCGAGAAACAGCTCACCGAGTATGACCGGAAGTGGATCGCGGCGGCGCAGAAGTTCTTCGATGAGTATTCCAAGAACAAGCTCAACGAAGTGACGGAGATGGTGTACGGATTCTCCAAAGCGCAGGTCGACCACTACTTCCCGATACACACCGACGCGAACTACCGGGCGGCGAGCTTCGACACCATCGTGCGGGACATGAGTCTCGAGAACGCAGGCTTCATGAAAGAGCGTATCAACGGTGCGAACCCGATCCTGCTGGAAGACATCACGGACGTGATCAGCAGCCAGCTCCGGCGGACGGCACAGTACGTCGGGCTGATGCCGGCGATCCGGAACTTCAACAAGGCATACGGCAAGGCGAGAGCCGGATACTCCCTGAGCGTGCAGAGCGCAATGGCGCGGACGTTCGAGAACGAGGGCAAAAAGTATATCGAAAACCTCATGGCTGATCTGAGCGGCGCGCGCAAGACCGAGGCCAACATCTTCGACGAGCTGCGCGGCAATATGGCGGGCGCTGTGCTGACATTCAACCCGCGCGTAACGCTGGCGCAGGCCGCATCATTCCCGTCGGCAGCGGCGGAAATCGGATACACCCCGCTGATGAAAGCCATCACCGATATGAAGAACCCGATGTGGGATAAGGGCCTGCAGGAAGAGATCGCCAAGTGGACACCGCTGTGGTGGTACCGCATGCAGGGCTACTCGACCGCAGAGCTGGGCGACATCAAGAACAATGAGCAGTTCATGGCAAAGGTCATGGATAAGATGAAGTGGGCGACCGGATGGATCCAGGCGGCGGACGGTCTCACGACCGGCGGGCTGTGGCAGGCATCGAAATACTACGTCGACGAGAACTTCTCCGATTTGCAGAAGGGCAGCGACGAGTACATGATGAAGGTCGCGGAAGTATACAACCGCGTGCTGGAGAAGACGCAGCCGGACTACACGACCATGCAGCGCCCCGACATTCTCCGCAACCCGAACGCAATCGTCAAGCAGCTCACGATGTTCATGACGCAGAGGCTACAGAACATGAACATTCTGTATGATGCGGCGGCTACGTACTCGCACTATGTCCGGGATATGGACAAGGGCAGGAACGGCGTGACCGCGACTGACGTGAAGCAGGCGAAGACGAGACTGATCTGGGCTGTCTCCTCGCAGGTGGCGGCGAGCGCGACCATCGTGATCTTCAAGGCTCTGGCCGACGCGCTGATGCACAGCGTGGACGCCTACCGCGATGATGACGATGAGCTGACCGCCGAGAGCGTATCCAAGACCATGCTCACGAACTTTGCCGAGACAATCACCAGCAACGTGCTGTGGGGAGCGGAAGCCTTCTCCTGGCTCAAGTCCGCACTCACCGGCGAGAGATACTACGGCGTATCCCTCAACGGCGTGGACACGTTCACGGATATGTTGAGCGACGGCAACAAGCTCATCCAGAAGCTGATCAAGGGCGATCTGAAAGACGCAGGCGCTCCCGCATGGAAGCTGACAAAGGCGGTCTCGCAGTTCTTCGGCGCGCCTCTCGGAAACGCCGAGAAGTTCGTGAAGATGATTGTGAACAATATCGAAGACGCGAGGAACGGAGACTTGGGCACATTCGAGGCCGGCGTCGAGCGAACGCGCACGCAGAACACGCGACTGCTCTTTGACGCTCTACAGGCCGGGGACACGAAAAAGGCAGAGAAGCTCAAAGCCGAGTTCAAGGACGAGAAGGACGTCCGCTCCGCGCTCAAGACCTATATCAAGCAGATCTATACCGAGGACAAGCAGATCATGAAGGCGGAGGTCATCACGATGCTGCAGCGGTATTGTGGCATGACCCGGAGGAACGCCGAGAACACCGCGACGGAATGGACGATGGAAGTTGTCACCGGCACAAGCTACTCTAAGCTCGGGGATGAATATATCGCCGGGAATATTCCGAAGAATACGGCCATCCGCTATCTGCAGACCTATGGAGGGAAGACCCAGGCCGAGGCCGAGCAGAAGATCAGTGAGTGGCAATGCGAGAAGGATACAGGCATTGCATATTCGGATATCTCCAACGAGGTCAAGATCGGAAACATCTCGCGCGACCGTGCGATCGACATGCTTGTCAGATACGGCAGCAAGGATCCGGACGCAGCTGAAAAAATGGTTACGGGGTACCTGATCGAGCATGAATACGGCTTTGCACCGGCCGACCTTCAGGAAGAATACCTTGCCGGCAAAGTATCCGACGCAGAAGCCTTTGAGATTCTCGCCGAGTACAAATACTTCGGTAAGGAGGATGCGGAGGACAAAGCCGCCGACGAACTGGAGCGTCTACAGTTTGTGCGTGCCAATCCCGGAACAGAGGATATCTCCATCACGCAGGCCCGCAACTATAACGCGAGCGGACTGCGAGGCTATATCAGCCCCGTGGATTACGTACAGGCCGCTAAGATGATGGGGACCTTCCACGGTGTGGACGCGGACGGCGACGGCAAGACAGACAGTTATTCCGTCGTGACGCAGAAGCTTGTGTACATCGATTCGATGAATCTGACGCCGGAACAGAAGACTGCGCTTGCAAAGGCACTCGGCATCAACGAAAAGACCATCCGTAAAAAGGCTCCCTGGCTGTAAAGAGTAAGAAAGCGTGCAGATGCAAAAGGCTTCTGCACGCTTGTTTTTTCGCAAGAAAAAACTTTTCTGTTTTTGTTAGAGAAAAGAAAACGATGCATTTTATACTGTTAACATAGAGTCGCGGGCTAAACCCGCAGAACAACGGGAGGTATTACCCAAATGAAAGTAAAATGGTTTGATCTTCAGCTCTTTGCCGACGGCGCCGGAGATGGTGCGGCGGTCGGTGATGGAGGTCAGGCCGCGGGCGGCAATGCTGCCGACGCCGGGCAGGACAACAGCATCGAAGCAAGACTCTCGCAGCTTGGTATTCCCAAGGATAAGATCGATAAGGTCAAAAATAAAAAGGGCGCTTTCAAGAGCATTCCCACTCCGCCGCCTGTTGAGCAGGAAGCCGCTCAGCCGGCAGCTAAAACGGCAGAAGTTTCGGAAGGGGAGACGTCCGGTGCCGCCGACCGGAAAACCTGGGAGGAAATCAAAGCTGAATACAAGGAAGAGTATGATGCCGAGATGCAGAACATGGTCAAGAAGCGGATCAAGAATCTGCAGGACAAGATCCAGCAGCTTGAAGATCGGGACAGCAAAGCGGCTGTGGCCATCGATTTTCTCGCCAACAAATACGGTATGGATCCTGCCAACCTTGACATGGACCAGTTCATTGAAGCGTTCCGTAATGACGCTAGCCTTTCGGAAGCAAAGGCAATCGAGCTTGGCACGAAGAATGAGATCGCGCATAAGCTTGAGCTTGCCGAACAGGACAAAGCTCGCAGGGAAAGAGAAAAAGAGAGACAGCAGCAGCTGAAAGAAACCTTCGACCGCAGGGCGCTCGCAAATCAGCATTTCGATGATCTGCAGAATCAGGCGGCAGCACTCCAGAAGAAAATCCCCGGATTTGATCTGATGCATGAGCTTGATGATGACGCTTTCGCTGAAATGACACGCCCTGGATCCAAAATCTCTGTGGAGGCAGCATACTATGCACTCCATCCGGAATTTCGCCAGCAGGAGATCGAGGCCGTTGCGCAGAGAGCACGCGAAGCAGTAAGCGCATCCGTCCGCTCCGGTTCCGAAAGGCCAAGAGAGACCGGGACGCAGGCCGCGTCTCTTGGCTCTATGTCCCCCAAGAGCATGAGCAAGGAAGAAAGAGAAGCCTTGAGGAAGCGCATCTATGATGCCGGCTACCGTGGCCAGCATGTGCCGATTGGAGGCTAAACAAAAATGATGAAAGGATATGACACAACATGAAGAAATTCTTTGACATTCAGTTCTTCGCCAACGCTGGTGACGTTGTCAACGCCACAGGCAACTATGTCAACGCCAACACCGGCGCGACGACCGCCTTTTCCGGCAACAATACGCTTGCCCCTGAACTGAAGGACTTCTATGATACCGAGCTGCTTGAGAACGCTCGTGTCGAGCAGTTCTATGCCCAGTTCGCCAAGCGTCAGCCCCTGCCCGCCAACCACAAGGGTACTGTTGAGTGGCGCAAGTGGAACTCCTTTGCTCCGGCGAGCGCTCTGACCGAGGGCGTGATCCCCACCGGGCAGAAGTTCGGCGTCACCTCGATCACCGGTTCCATTGCCCAGTACGGCACCTACACGGCCATCACCGACCGTCTGGAGCTGCGGGCCTATGACGATGTGATTCTGGGCGCAACCGAGGAGATGGGCGCCTCCGCCGCAGAGACCCAGGAGAAGCTGATCCGCGACGCGCTGCTGACCGGTACCAACGTGCTGTACTGCGACAACATCCTGGACGGCGCGTTCGTCTCCACTCCCACTACCTGCGCGACGATGCTGGACGATGCAACCGGCCGTAGTGTTCTCACTCCTGCGATGGTCAATAAGGCCGTCACGATCATGAAGAAGAACCGCGTGCCGCGCATCAACGGTCGTTACTACGCCGTTATCCACCCCAGCGTGGCGCACGATCTGCGCGAGTGCGAAGGCTGGATCGAGGCGCACAAGTACGCCTCTCCCGATGAGCTGTTCAACGGCGAAATCGGCGAGCTGCACGGCGTACGCTTTATTGAGGACGTCTTCGCCCCGGTGCTCAAGAGCGGTACCAACAAGAACAAGTCCAATGGTGCTGTGTATGCTACCTACTTCTTCGGTAAGGACAGCTATGGTATCATTGATCCCGAAGGCGGCGCGCTGGAAATGATCATCCACGACAAGGCCGAGATTGGCGGTCCTCTGAACCAGTACTCGACGATCGGCTACAAGTTTGAGACCAACGGCGCGACGATCCTGTACCCGGAGCGCGTGCTTCGCGTCATGAGCTGCAGTACCTTCAGCTCCACCGACACCGAGAACTAATCTCACAAAACCCATTTTAACAAAGGGGCAAGGTGCCTGTTAATATCAACACACCTTGCCCCGATTTAAGAAAGGAATAATGATCATGGCTGAAAAAAAGAATGAACTCGTTGAAGTTTTCATCCCTCGCAACAGCGCAAACAAGGATCCCAACTACTTTGTTGCCGTCAACGGGAAGAGCTATCTTCTGCCTCGTGGGAAGAAGAGTAAGGTCCCGCCTGAGATCGCGGCAGAAATCAACCGCGCAATGGCCGCAGAAGATGCTATGTATGCTGCCCAGGAAAAACTCCAGCAGGCAGCGACTGATCAGAACAACGCTGTCAATCAGCAGATCGCCAGCGCCAGCAACTGAGAATCAGGGTAGTCTCGCAATTCCTCAGGAGAATAACCATGACAGTAAATGAAATTATTGCCATCGTAGATTTGCAGGAACCGAACAGCTATACAGCCGCGGAAAAGATCGGATGGCTCTCTTCTCTTGACGGAAAAATCCGTCATGAAGTTCTCGAGACGCATGAAGGCTTTGAGGCGGAAGATCCGTTCGAGCCGTACACCGACGGCAGCGAAGATCTCCTTGTTCCTTTTCCGTACTGCGAAGACATTTATGTTCATTACCTGATTGCGATGATCGCCGCGGGGAATGCCGAGGCTGCTCGGTACAATCAGCAGATCGCGCTTTATAATGCAGCGTATGGGGAATGGTGGAACTGGTATAACGCCAATCACATGCCGCTGCATAATAAAACTCGATTCGAATTTTAAAAGGAGAAGAGAATGAACGCACCTGATAAAGCTACTGAAATCAAGGCGGCGATCACGTTGATCATTACCTTCCTCACAGCTCTTTGGGGCTGGGTAGGCTGGGCGATTGCCATCTTCATCGTGGCCATGTTCACGGACTACATCACCGGCACACTTGCCGCCAGGGCTCACAACAAATGGTCAAGCACCATCGCCCGGCAGGGGCTATGGCATAAGCTCGGTGAGATCACGGCGCTGCTCGTCGCGGCGCTCTGCGATATCGCTGTACAGGTCATCATGCACAGTGCCGCCGCGCCTCTGATCGGCGACTTCAAATATGGGAACTACATCACGCTCATCGTCGCCGTATGGTACATCTTTACAGAGCTGGGCTCGATCATTGAAAACGCTGGAAAGCTCGGCGCCCCTATTCCGGAATGGCTGAAAAAAGGTATTGCAATGTTACAGGCAAAAGTCAATGAGCCGCCGGACAAGTTCAAAGAATAA